TGCAAGCCTCACAATATAGTTAAATGCGATGTTTTTGACGGTGTTTTCCGCGTTACCCGCAGCGTTAACGGTGATGGTGTGTCCATGTGAGCCAATCGCAACGGAGTGCGTATGAGCACCAATACCGACAGTATGTGCATGTGCGCCTGCGCTTGCAGCAGTGCCGGACAGCGAGTGGGTATGAGCACCATCTGATGATGTCTTCCCTGCATTACGAGTCTGACCACTACCGCTTGTTGTGCTCATAATCCCCGCGCTTGGATTTGAAATCGCGGTATAACCATTAGGGAAAATGCTCGTGTTCGTGCCACCAAATGCACCGGAACTCTTGTGTTGGTGCGCGCCGGCACTATTTGCGGTCCCGCTAATACTATGGGTATGCGCCCCGGTGTTATTCGTGGATTTGGTTCCGTAATCAAACGACGATGTGGTTTTCGTCCCCAAATCCGTACTGGATGCGCTGGCGCTGTGGGTGTGCGATTTAATGCCGTCCTGTTCCTGAGACAATACGGCGCGACCACTGGCAGGTTTGCCCTTAATCGTCCAGCCACGCATATCAGGGATCACGCCTGACGGATAAGCGGCTGCAAGTTTCGGGTATGCAGATTTGTCAAAAGTCTGCCCCTGCATCAGGGCATAACCAGACGGAACGGTATCTGATGGCCACGGGATTGGTGCGCCGACTGGGTAGCTTTCTGGTGGAAGATTTTTCGAGGTATAAACTTCTGCCCAGTCTTCCTCAAAACCATAGCCATCTCTTGAGGAACGGTAGAACAGACCTCCATTTCTGTAATGTGCCTTCACCCCCTTCACCACCTTCGGCGTGTCCCAGCGCGCCAGCACCTGATATTCCCCGCTGTCTGCGGTGACTTCGGCAGTCAGGTGCTGCACCGCTGGCGGCGTGACATCATTCACCGTGCCGCTCTGGTCGCCGTCAAAGTGCGCCCCGTTATCCACGATGGCTTCTTTTTCCGGTACATGCTGCACGGCAGTGATGGCATACGTGCCGTCATCGTTCTCACGGATACTCACACAGCGGAACAGGCGCTGACGCAACGTCGGCAACTTCAGCCCCCACACACTGTATTCTGCAACGCCGTCAGGAACCCGGTTCACTTTCACCTTAAGTCCGTCGGTGACGGACTGAACCTCCACGCTGACCGGACTCCCCTGCCCGTCAACCAGGCTTATCAGCGTGGTGCCGGAAGATGGCAGCGTGATTTCACGGTCGAGCGTCAGCGTCCGGGTCTGGCTGTTCACCGCCAGCACGCGACCACCGGTGCTGATACCGGCATAGTCATCATCGCAGATTTCAATGACATCGCCCGGTACATGGCGAAGCCCTTCAGCACCCACGCTGAAATCCACGGTCTGCGTCTCCAGCAGTTCCGTTTTAATCAGCCACAGCCCGGCGCGGTGTGCCTGCCCCCGGCTGGTACAGCCAAAGGCATCCATCTTCGTGACATTACGACCGTAACGGGCAATGGCCTGCGTATCTTCAACAAGCTCTGTCGCCGTCTCCCAGCCGTTGTTCGGGTCAATCCAGTTCACCTCAACGGCATTATGGCGGTCCTTCAGGGCGCTGAAGCTGTAGCGGAACGGCGCGCCATCATCCGGCATCACCACATTACTGCGGTTATAGGTCCACACCTTATCTGATGGTCGGTCCTGCACGAACGTCAGCGTCTGCCCGTTCCATACCGGCATACAGCGCATCGCCGAGCAGAAATCACTGAGCACATCCCACGCCTTACGCTGTGTGGTCAGCCAGGCATTACAGGTGATGCGCGGCTCCGTGCCGCCAAAACCATTCGGTACCAACTGGTCGCAGTACTGGCCGATGACATACAGCGTCCATTTATCCACATCTGCTGCACCAAGACGTTTCCCCATGCCGTAGCGCGGATGGGTCAGCATATCCCACAGACACCAGGCCATGTTGTTGCTGTATGCTGGCTTAAACGTTCCATCCCAGATACCGCTGTATTGCCGCGTCTGCGGGTTATAGTTCGACGGCACCTGCAGAATGCGCCCGCGCAGATGATAATTACGGCTCACCTGCTGGCTGCCGAACTGCTCCGAGTCCACCTGCACGCCGACCAGTGCCGTGTTCGGGTATCCCCTTTCGTCTTCATCCAGTCTTTGACAATCTGCACCCAGGTGGTGAACGGGCTGTACGCCGTCCAGATGTGAAAGGTCACACTGTCCGGCGGCTCAATCTCTTCACCGGATGACGAAAACCAGAGAATGCCATCACGGGTCCAGATCCCGGTCTTTTCGCAGATATAACGGGCATCAGTAAAGTCCAGCTCCTGCTGGCGGATGACGCAGGCATTATGCTCGCAGAGATAAAACACGCTGGAGGGGTCATCCGGCGTCCATTTGAGGCCAAACGGCGTCTCTTTGTCGCCAAATTTAAGATACTGCTCCTCCCCGCAGTGCGGGCAGGCAACATGAAAACGCATAAAATGCGGGGATTCACTGGCTGCACGCTCAATCTGGCAGGTGCCTCTCACTTTGGGCGTGGAGCCACGGATGGACTTTGGCCAGACCGAGCCTTCAATACGCTTGTCACCCAGGAACGTCGGAGAGCCTTCCTGTTCAATATCATCATCAAAAGCAGCAAGTTCATCATAACCCGCCACATCCACCGACTTTTCACGGTAGTTTTTTGCCGCTTTACCGCCCAGGCACCAGAAGCCACGCCCATTAGTGAAACGCTTCATGGTGAGCGTGTTATCCCGGTGCTTTTTGCCATACCACGGGGCCAGCGCCAGCAGCGACGGAATATCACGAATAGTCGGCTCAACGTGGGTTTTCATAAAGTTCTCGGCATCACCATCCGTCGGCAACCAGATAAGGGTGTTGCGCTGCTTATGCTCTATGAAGTAGGCATAAACACCCAGCAGCATTTTGGAATAACCAACACGGGCAGACTTCACCACATTCACCTCGCGGATGTAGTCACTGCCCATCGCATTCATGATGGCCCGCTGCCACCTCCGGAGACGCAAGGGAGTCCCTGAGACTGCCAGCGTTCAATCGTTCGCGGATCCACGTTGAAAATTTCGGCAAGTTTCTTTTTATTAACCTTCATGAAACAGTCTAACAACAAACACAGGGTCCGACATGAAAGTGCCCGAAAATGACTTTTTTAGGCGTTTTCATGTCGGACCTTTTACGGATTCGATATTAGAAAAAACAAATAGTTATGTTCGAGAAGTACCGACATGATTTTCCCCGGAAAATTTTCATAAATAGCGAAAACCCGCGCGCCTTCCGCCCCGTAACCTGTCGGATCGCCGGAAAGGACCCGCAAAATGATAATAATTATCATCTACATGTCACAACGTGCATCTACGCCATCAAACCACGTCAAATAATCAATTATGACGCAGGTATCGTATTAATTGATCTGCATCAACTTAACGTAAAAACAACTTCAGACAATACAAATCAGCGACACTGAATACGGGGCAACCTCATGTCAACGAAGAACAGAACCCGCAGAACAACAACCCGCAACATCCGCTTTCCTAACCAAATGATTGAACAAATTAACATCGCTCTTGTTCAAAAAGGGTCCGGGAATTTCTCAGCCTGGGTCATTGAAGCCTGCCGCCGGAGACTGTGCTCAGAAAAAAGAGTTTCGCCTGAAGCAAACAAAGAAAAGAGTGACATTACTGAATTGCTCAGAAAACAGGTTAGACCAGATTGAAGCAATTTAGATAATCGTGCAGACTACGCCCCCTCATATCACATGGAAGGTACTACAATGGCTCAGGTTGCCATTTTTAAACAAATATTCGATAAAGTGCGAAATAATTTAAACTATCACTGGTTTTATTCTGAACTAAAACGTCACAATGTCTCACATTACATTTACTATTTAGCCACAGAGAATATTCATCTTGTTCTTGAAAACGATAATACGGTTTTAATAAAAGGACAGGGTAAGGTTGTAAATGTAAGATTTTCAAAAAATAAATGCCTTATAGAAGCCACCTTAAAAGGATTCAAATCAGGAGAGTTATCATTTTACGAATACAGGAAAAATCTTGCTACAGCAGGGGTTTTCAGATGGATTACAAATATCCACGAAAACAAAAGGTATTACTATACCTTTGATAATTCATTACTCTTTACTGAGAACATTCAGAACACTACACAAATATTTCCGCACTAAATCATAACGTCCGGTTTCTTCCGTGCCAGAACCGGACTCGCTGGCATGATGAAATATGTGTACCCGGTAACCCCGGTGTGCATCGTTTTTGATTATTCCCGCACACTCGCGCAGAAGGAGTTCCCCGTCGGGCTACGGTCTCTGTTAATACGGGAATACGGCGACGATACAGCGCATGATGTGTCAGGCTTGAATGCCTTTATCCTTTAAAAGGGATATCAGTTAAGTTATCCCGTGTAGGGTATAAGCCATTATCAAAGCCACTCTGTAGGGAATGGCTTTTGTGATGGCATCACTTACTCTTTACGCTGCTATCCCACTCATCCCGGAATTTTGATGGGTTATTGAAACCTTCTGCTGACATAACAACTCCTTCAATGTTTGGCTGAAATTAGGATGTCTTTCCATCAGTCCGCCACCACAAAGAATCTTTTTTGCCATAAGGCAGGAGGTTCATCTTTCAGTGGCTGCCGGTGTTATTTCCCCACTTACTGGCTTGGGTTGTTTCGTGGTACTGCCGTTAACTGGTGGCCCAGAATAAATTCCGGTTTCATTATCAAGCCCACCCGTAAATGGGCTTTGTAATGGCTACTTCACTTTTGCTTTTGCTTTTGCTTCCGCTCGCTTACGCCGGCGCTCTTCTTTCCTCTCGGCTTTTGCCATGTCCATGAATGCCTGCATGATCGAGTTCCGCATCATGTAGCTAACAAAGTGATGATTGACACAGCCGTTGAGGCGCAGCTGCTCGCCAAACTCATCCACCGAGGCCAATGCTTCCATCATGCCCTTCTCGCCTTTCATGAACTCTGAGAAGTCGCGCCCCGCTCTGGAGGCGCATTCAATGACACGATCACTCATCCCGGAAGCCCGGGGATCGTAATCTGCAGCTGGTTAGCCAGGGAGTTAATCTCAGCGACCAACACTGGCTTCGTATAGCGCCATGCTGCCAGCCCTTGTCCGCAGAAGCTCGCCATGTCTTTCTTCTGGTCAAACTCATGACATTTCATGTTGAGCTGCGCACTTAAGCTGTTGCGATGCTGAAGTTCTCCGGTGAAGTAGTCATCGAGGACTTTATAGGCCGCGTACTTGAACCCGGGGTTTAACCAAGCCGCATAATCGTAAGCAACAAACTTCCCGCCATATGTTCCACCGTGTACACCGCGCTCAGTAAAAACCACAGATTCGTGGTTTTTCTCCAGCTCGGCTAAGAACTCTTTGGTCTGCTTGTTTCGCAGGTAGTGGTAAGGCGATTCAGATTCACTTTTACCACTGGCTTTCCACATATCAGTGAGGCAGATCATGCCATCTTCACCGATACGAATTGGTTGATTGAAGAGGGTTAATGATTTCATAGCGTGTACCTACTCTTTGAAATGAACCTTTGCCGCACAGGAAACCAGCCCACCGAGGCTCGCCAGCACTAACTGGTATCCTCAAAGGCCCATTCCAAAGGGGCAGGTTCGGTGTAAAAAACATGCGTTGCGGTACGCATTTATTGCAAAAAGCCCCGCATCGCGAGGCTCATTAAATGGACTTTGTGATTTGCAAAAAAATTATTTCAGGCATTGCGTCCTGATGTATTCCTGCAGGTAGTTAACCTGCGCGGTTATCTTGTCGATTCCACTTCGGAGACGGTAATAATTGAGTTCAGCATCTGCTGTAAGTCCTGGGCTTTCTCCATCGCCCATGCCGCTGGCTCCGGTCGTTGACTTTGCACAGGTGGCGGCGACTTGCAGGCGCTTACGCCCAGCAGAAACATCAGCACGGAGACTTTCGATAGTCGCGTTAGCATCAGCAAGCTCCTTTGTGTATCTTGCGTCGAGTTCTGCTACATCACGTTGACGCTTCCGCATGTCAGCGATGGTGGCGTTCGCCTTCTCCAGTTCTCTGGCATTTTTGTCGCGCTGGGCTTTGTAGGTAATGGCGTTATCACGGTAATGATTAACAGCCCATGACAGGCAGACGATGATGCAGATAACCAGAGCGGAGATAATCGCGGTTACTCTGTTCATTGCTGACCCCACAAACAGATTTCACGCTCAATCTCACGACGAGTCATGAGACCTTTCCATTGCTTACCGCCAGCATATGTCCAGCGACGTAGCTGATCACATGCGCCTTTGATATCGCCCTGGTTTATTTTGCGAAGAAGTGTCGATGTTCTGAAATTGCCAGCGCCCACGTTGTAAACGAACGAGTAAAGAGCGCCGCGCGTTGTTTCCGGTATATCAACTTTTATGTACGGGTTAATTTGTCTGGCGACCGTGGCAAGGTCTTTATTCAGGAGGGCTTTGCATTCTGCTTTGGTATACGTTTTACCGAGCATGATGTCTTTTCCTGTATGCCCGTGACATACAGTCCATACACCAACAATATCTTTGTATGGTATGTAGCTGACACCTTCCAGACCATCGTTACCACTTGGGCCAGTGATTAACACTGATGCTATAGCAATTGCTCCGCCACCAATAGCAGCAGCAACGGCTTTTCGTAATGATGGAGGCATTATTCACCTCTCGCAGCCTTGCGCTTATCTTCTTTAATCTTGAAATAAAGGTTTGTCAGGTACGTCAGCAGGCCAAATACCAGGCTACCCAGCACACCTATTGCTGCCCACTGTGAGGGCGTGACTTTATCGAGCAGCTGTAAAAACCAGTACCCGGCACTACCTGCTGAGGTGCCATAGGCGACACCCGTTGTTAACTTATCCATGGATTTCATAACCCCACCTCGCAGACAAAGCGGGTGTAAATTGAGGGAATACTACGAAACGTAACAGACTCGGAGTCAGTGAATAACTCAGGTATTGGGTTATCAGCTAATATCGAGACTCAAAAAATGGAAAAACCCGCTCGACGGCGGGTTTAAGCTGTGTGACGAAGTAACCACTCTTAACAGCATAACCAATTTTTTACGTACGTAAACCACTAAATGATATTTGCGAGAATGCTACCGAGTATTGAAAACACCACTACAAATACATAAGCAAATCTCAACAAATAACCAACAAATAATTTCCAGCGTTATTTTTAGTCAATTTAAATTGAACCTTCAAATTATAGAGCACTTATAAATAACAGCCATTAATATAAATTGGCTAATAGATTTATTTTTATTCAGTCAAGAGCCATGAATAGGATTCGATAGAAAAAAGTTCAGATAAAAATAGAGATCTACTTCACAAATCAAACGAGAAACCAAAACTTACATCTTGAAATATTCACATTGATTAGATGAATATTTATCGCGCAGTGACATCATTTTTTAATAATAGTTCAAAAAAAAGGGCTCACGATGAAAAAATTAACAGTGGCAATTTCTGCTGTAGCTGCATCAGTACTGATGGCGATGTCTGCTCAGGCAGCTGAAATTTATAATAAAGACAGTAACAAGCTGGATCTGTACGGGAAAGTTAATGCTAAGCACTACTTCTCCTCTAATGATGCAGATGATGGTGATACTACTTATGCCCGTCTTGGCTTCAAAGGTGAAACCCAAATCAACGATCAACTGACTGGTTTCGGTCAGTGGGAATATGAATTCAAAGGCAACCGCGCTGAATCTCAAGGTTCCTCCAAAGATAAAACCCGTCTTGCCTTCGCTGGCCTGAAATTCGGTGACTACGGCTCCATCGATTACGGCCGTAACTACGGTGTAGCATACGACATCGGTGCATGGACCGACGTTCTGCCAGAATTCGGTGGCGATACCTGGACCCAAACAGATGTATTCATGACTGGTCGCACCACAGGTGTTGCAACTTATCGTAACAACGACTTCTTTGGTCTGGTTGATGGCCTGAACTTTGCAGCTCAGTATCAGGGCAAAAATGACCGAAATGAAGTAACTGAAGCTAATGGCGATGGTTTCGGTTTCTCAACTACTTATGAGTATGAAGGATTCGGCGTGGGTGCAACCTATGCTAAATCTGATCGCACTAATAATCAGGTTATCTACGGTAACAACGGTCTGAATGCTTCTGGTCAAAATGCTGAAGTATGGGCAGCTGGTCTGAAATATGATGCGAACAACATCTATCTGGCCACCACCTATTCTGAAACCCAGAACATGACTGTTTTTGGTAATAACCATATTGCCAACAAAGCACAAAACTTCGAAGCTGTTGCACAATATCAGTTCGACTTCGGCCTGCGTCCATCCGTTGCTTACCTGCATTCTAAAGGAAAAGACTTGGGTGTTTGGGGTGATCAGGACCTGGTTGAATATGTTGATGTAGGTGCAACCTATTACTTCAACAAAAATATGTCCACTTTTGTTGACTACAAAATCAACCTGATTGATAAGAGCGATTTCACGAAAGCATCTGGCGTTGCTACCGATGATATCGTTGCTGTAGGTATGGTTTACCAGTTCTAATTTGATTACTAAAAGATATGTTGTGGGAGGCTTTGCCTCCCCAACATATAAGTGGCTCCCTCAAGCCACTTCCTTTAGAAGCACAACCTTGCTTCTAACTATATAAACCTTCTGTTATATATTACCCTTTATTTTTGGGGGCGTTTCAACGCCCCATTTTTAATAACTTTTAGTAAATAATTGGCGTATTAATTAGAGTTATTAACAACGATATCCATCTCTAACCGGATATCTAATGCCATTAACATCCCTTCAATTATGCCCTCAGCCTTTTGTAACCTTTTCCCGATATAACCATCAGAGCAGCAATGCTTACCTGCCAGTGACATGAATGTCATACCGACTATATAATAATCTACTAATAAATCGTGCAAATCGCTGTTGTTCTTTTTCAGGCGGGCCATGCACCCGCAAATGATCATCGCGTCATCGTCACAACATTGCGGGCGAGATTTTACTTTTGAAGGAATTAATCCCTTAAAACCGGCGGCAATGGACGACCAGGTCACATCTTCATGATTATTAGCCGCCCACGCTCCCCAACGCTCAAGAACCATCTGAATATCACGCATCAACTTACTCCACAAAAATCAGACCAAAACGCCAATTACAAGCAAAAATCAACAAAACAGTATTAGTTGATTGTTATCTCTGACTTCATACTCCTGCTCCTGTCAGGGTTTTGGCGTAATTCTTCAGTATTCGGTAATCGGTCAAAACAGAACCGGGGAAACGATATAAGCGCAGACGCCCCCAGCGGTGGCGAAGAAGTTCTGCCATATTAAACTCAAACATCATTCATTCCCCATTTCGGTGATGGTCAGTTCCAGCCTCCCACCTTTGGTAACAGGCATCTTCACAACGCGGTAATCAACGACCTGAGCATCATCCAGCCAGAAACCTGCTTTAGTGAGTGCGTCAAAAGCGGCTTTTTGCAGATTATCCAGGTCACGGCGACGGCGATCCGGCATGTGGCACTCAATGCGGATTTTCACAGGCATAGCCAGGCCGATATCCAGCATTGCGTTTTTAATGATTCGGGCGACGTTATCACGGTATGCCTGCCCTTCTGCGCTGATGTGCGTGCGCCCGCGATTATGCCGGTAGTAGCGGTTATTGCTCGGAGGCCAGGGTAATGTGATGCTGTAGGTATTCACGCCTTAATAACCCCCTCTTTCAGCCAGATAACCTGTGTTCTCGCCATACCTTCCAGCGCGCATTCTTTTGCATATGCAGCATCGACTTGCTTGGCATGCCCTTTACCGGCAATCTTCTGTATGCGCTAAACCTAGATAGAATCCACTCTGTGCACATTGAAGCCCGCTCTATGCTTCCTTTCAGGTATTGAAGGGATTGAGATGGGCTAAGCATTATTGGCCTCCTGCATCAGGAGAAAGACAATCATGGCGGCGCGGAGAGGTCTGGTATCAAATATTGGGCTTACGCCTTTTGCATCCACACACCATTCAGTTAACTGGTCTAAGATAGAAATCCTGTATTTCTCAATAATCGGCCATGAAGCGCTCGGATCATTGCAGTAGTCAGGCAAATGATTTAATGGCTCAAAAGTTGTATCAGCATTTCCGTAATACCATTTGTTGGTGTTATTCCCTGATGTTTCCGGTTTACTTGCCCAAAGGCCTTTAAAAATTATGTCTCCTACCATTCTGTTAATTTCAAAATCACTTAACTGTGAATAATCCATTGTCATTTCCTCGCACGATATCTTAGCCACCGGATATCCCACAGGTGAGCTGTGTAATTGAAGGTTTTTACGTCAGATTCTTTTGGGATTGGCTTGCGTTTATTTCTGGAGCGTTTCGTTGGAAGGTATTTGCAGTTTTCGCAGATGATGTCGGTGAAACTTCGTCGCTGTCGCCTCATGCCGCCCTCCTGACGCCCTGCCCGATCGCCATCAATGCCGCTTTGGATACGGTAGTAAACATCCGTCGAGGACTGATGAACGGTCGCCAAATCAGCAGCATGGAGCCTTTGCTGTTTCCCTTCTTCTCCAGCCCTGTCGATGGTTCGATAAAATTAATCCGTCCATCAGTGATAATGCGAACTTCGTCGACACTCTCCAGAGCCTTGCTGAACCATCCGACTGACATATCCTCTGGCACAAGCATAACTACCGTCTGTCGCTGTTGTATGCACTGCTCAGCGGCTTTTTCCACCCACGGCCTGATATTGCTGTACGGTGGGTTATTCCAGATTGCACCGTGGCTTACCCACTCAGAATTGAGCGCGTCGTCGGCCTCAGTTAGCCAGTGAGCACACAGAGCATTTTTGTCGCTCGCTGCCGAATCCAGCCAGAATCCAAACTCAATATCCAGTGCATCAAAAAGCCAAAGCGGCGTTTGCCAGCAGTCCTTGTCGTGTGCTGGCGTATTTGATTTGATAGTCATGCAGCCCGATCTCCCCATCTCGCTTTCCACTCCAGAGCCAGTCTCGCTTCGTCTGACCACTTAACGCCACGCTCTGTACCGAATGCCTGTATAAGCTCTAATAGCTCCGCAAATTCGCCTACACGCATCCTGCTGGTTGACTGGCCTATTACCACAAAGCCATTCCCGGCAAGGTTAGGAACAACATCCTGCTGCTTTAATGCTGCGGTAAACACACACTTCCAGCTTTCTGCATCCAGCCAGCGACCATGCCATTCAACCTGACGAGAGACGTCACCTAAGCAGGCCCATAGCTTCCTGTTTTGGTCTAAGCTGCGGTTGCGTTCCTGAATGGTTACTACGATTGGTTTGGTTGGGTCTGGAAGGATTTGCTGTACTGCGTGAATAGCGTTTTGCTGATGTGCTGGAGATCGAATTTCAAAGGTTAGTTTTTTCATGACTTCCCTCTCCCCCAAATAAAAAGGCCTGCGATTACCAGCAGGCCTGTTATTAGCTCAGTAATGTAGCAGAACACATCCGGTACATGGTTGAAACCATTGCTCACCACCAGGTTGATATTGATTCAGAGGTATAAAACGGATGAGTACAGCACTCGCAACGCTGGCTGGGAAGCTGGCTGAACGTGTCGGCATGGATTCTGTCGACCCACAGGAACTGATCACCACTCTTCGCCAGACGGCATTTAAAGGCGATGCCAGCGATGCGCAGTTCATCGCATTGTTGATCGTCGCCAACCAGTACGGCCTTAATCCGTGGACGAAAGAAATTTACGCCTTCCCTGACAAGCAGAACGGCATCGTTCCGGTGGTGGGCGTTGATGGCTGGTCCCGTATCATCAATGAAAACCAGCAGTTTGATGGCATGGACTTTGAGCAGGACAATGAATCCTGCACATGCCGGATTTACCGCAAGGACCGTAATCATCCGATCTGCGTTACCGAGTGGATGGATGAATGCCGCCGCGAACCATTCAAAACCCGCGAAGGCAGAGAAATCACGGGGCCGTGGCAGTCGCATCCCAAACGGATGTTACGTCATAAAGCCATGATTCAGTGTGCCCGTCTGGCCTTCGGATTTGCTGGTATCTATGACAAGGATGAAGCCGAGCGCATTGTCGAAAATACCGCATACACTGCAGAACGTCAGCCGGAACGCGACATCACTCCGGTTAACGATGAAACCATGCAGGAGATTAACACTCTGCTGATTGCCCTGGATAAAACATGGGATGACGACTTATTGCCGCTCTGTTCCCAGATATTTCGCCGCGACATTCGCGCATCGTCAGAACTGACACAGGTCGAAGCAGTGAAAGCTCTCGGATTCCTGAAACAGAAAGCCACTGAGCAGAAGGTGGCAGCATGACACCGGACATTATCCTGCAGCGTACCGGGATCGACGTGAGAGCTGTCGAACAGGGGGATGATGCATGGCACAAATTACGGCTCGGCGTCATCACCGCTTCAGAAGTTCACAACGTGATAGCAAAGCCCCGATCAGGAAAGAAGTGGCCTGACATGAAAATGTCCTACTTCCACACCCTGCTGGCTGAGGTTTGCACCGGTGTGGCTCCGGAAGTTAACGCTAAAGCGCTGGCCTGGGGAAAACAGTACGAGAACGACGCCAGAACCCTGTTTGAGTTCACTTCCGGCGTAAATGTTATTGAATCCCCGATCATCTATCGCGACGAAAGTATGCGCACCGCCTGCTCTCCCGATGGTTTATGCAGTGACGGCAACGGCCTTGAACTGAAATGCCCGTTTACCTCCCGGGATTTCATGAAATTCCGGCTCGGTGGTTTCGAGGCAATAAAATCGGCTTACATGGCCCAGGTGCAGTACAGCATGTGGGTGACGCGAAAAGATGCCTGGTACTTTGCCAACTATGACCCACGAATGAAGCGTGAAGGCCTGCATTATGTCGTGGTTGAGCGGGATGAAAATTACATGGCGAGTTTTGACGAGATGGTGCCGGAGTTCATCGAAAAAATGGACGAGGCACTGGCTGAAATTGGTTTTGTATTTGGGGAGCAATGGCGATGAAGCATCCTCACGATAATATCCGGGTAGGCGCAATCACTTTCGTCTACTCCGTTACAAAGCGAGGCTGGGTATTTCCCGGCCTTTCTGTTATCCGAAATCCACTGAAAGCACAGCGGCTGGCTGAGGAGATAAATAATAAACGAGGGGCTATATGCACAAAGCATCTCCTGTTGAGTTAAGAACGAGTATCGAGATGGCACATAGCCTTGCTCAAATTGGAATCAGGTTTGTGCCAATACCAGTAGAAACAGACGAAGAATTTCATACGTTAGCCGCATCCCTTTCACAAAAGCTGGAAATGATGGTGGCGAAAGCAGAAGCAGATGAGAGAGACCAGGTATGACAACCACTGAATGCATTTTTCTGGCAGCGGGCTTCATATTCTGTGTGCTTATGCTTGCCGACATGGGACTTGTTCAGTGACACCTCAGCAAGAAAACGCCCTTCGCAGTATTGCCCGTCAGGCTAATTCTGAAATCAAAAAAGCCAGACAGCAGTTTCCGGATAAAAACGTCGATGACATTTGCCGTAGCGTACTGAAGAAGCACCGCGAAACGGTAACGCTGATGGGATTCACACCGACTCATTTAAGCCTGGCGATCGGCATGTTAAACGGCGTCTTTAAGGAACGGTGAATATGAAAAGCAAAATCATCAGGGAGCTACAGGCTCCTTTTTTATTATTCGCATTCACCCTCAAGCGTATTAACCAACAATTCAGGGATTAATGGAAGATGGCAGACATCATTGATTCAGCATCAGAAATTGAAGAATTACAGCGCAACACAGCAATAAAAATGCGCCGCCTGAACCACCAGGCTATATCTGCCACTCATTGTTGTGAGTGTGGCGATCCCATAGATGAGCGAAGACGCCTGGCCGTTCAGGGTTGTCGGACTTGTGCAAGTTGCCAGGAAGATCTGGAGCTTATCAGTAAACAGAGAGGTTCGAAGTGAGCGAAATTAACTCTCAGGCACTGCGTGAAGCGGCAGAGCAGGCAATGCATGACAACTGGGGATTTGACGCGGACCTTTTCCATGAGCTGGTAACACCATCGATTGTGCTGGCACTGCTGGATGAACGGGAAAGAAACCAGCAATACGTCAAACGCCGCGACAAGGAGAACGAGGATATTGCACTAACGGTAGGGAGGCTGCGCGTTGAGCTGGAAGGCAAACACAGGCGCATTACTGAGCTGACAATGTGGATTAAGCGACTGAGTTCCTCTCTCAAAAACGCAAAACCAGACAGCAAGTTGCCGGATGACGCAATGATCTGGCTAAATAATGAAGGGCTTACCAGTATAGAGGATATTTTACGATGAGCACTTTTACCATGGAATGGCTACAAAATACGATTACCAGTATTGAGTCAGCACGAGATGAAATGCCATTCGGACTCGACAACGATCAAGCACACATGCTTACAGCATTTAAAATCGCTCTCGCCTCACTGGAACGCGAGCGGGTTCGCCACGAGCATGCCAAATGGTCTGACTCCACATTTGGCTGCGTTGGCCCCATTGGTCCACTGAAACACCTCTCAAAAGAGGCTCTGGAAGCCGCAGCCGAACCTGACGATCTCAGCGAGTGGGCTGATATGCAGTTCCTGTTGTGGGATGCACAGCGCCGTGCTGGTATCAGTGATGCTGAAATTACCGCTGCTATGGAAAATAAATTGAAGATCAACATGGAGCGCCAGTGGCCTGAACCAAAAGATGGTGAGCCTCGTTTGCACATTAAAGAACCCGGCAACTCTCCGTAACTCCGGATGGTTGGATAAGCTGTAGTGAGCTAATGCCAGATGATGGTCAGCACGTAATTATTTTATGTGATGGCGCATTCGTTCTTTATGTGCAATATCGAGACGGAGAGTTTTTCGATATTGTCCGCAATGGTGATGAATTTTTCGAAACACAGAGTCGCAATGTAACCGACTGGATGCAACTACCAGAACCTCCTCTTTGATAGCTAAGCTTATACATATCTTTTACATCAGCAATCTATTGTTAATCTCCAATCAATGTTACGTTGTCATCTCTCTCATGCTTTGGAGGTAGTGATATGTCTTGTCCAAAATGCGGTTCTGGAAATATTGCAAAAGAAAAAACAATGCGTGGATGGTCTGATGATTATGTGTGCTGCGATTGCGGATACAACGACTCTAAAGACGCATTTGGAGAGCGTGGTAAAAACAAGTTTGTCAAAATTAATAAAGAACGCGAAGGCAACGAAAAAAGCTAATTTATTTATTCATATATGAAAACAATGTAACCAATATTCGAATTGAAGAACTGAAAGAACACCAAGCCGCCTGATGGCGGTTTTTTCTTGCGTGTAATTGCGGAGACTTTGCGATGTACTTGACACTTCAGGAGTGGAACGCACGCCAGCGACGCCCAAGAAGCCTTGAAACAGTTCGTCGATGGGTACGCGAGTGCAGGATATTCCCTCCTCCGGTTAAGGATGGAAGAAAGTATCTGTTCCACGAATCAGCGGTAAAGGTTGACTTAAATCGACCAGTAACAGGTAGCCTTTTGAAGAGGATCAGAAATGGGAAGAAGGCGAAGTCATGAGCGCCGGGATTTACCCCCTAACCTTTATATAAGAAACAATGGATATTACTGCTACAGGGACCCAAGGACGGGTAAAGAGTTTGGATTAGGCCGAGACAGGCGAATCGCAATCACTGAAGCTATACAGGCCAACATTGAGTTATTTTCAGGACACAAACACAAGCCTCTGACAGCGAGAATCAACAGTGATAATTCCGTTACGTTACATTCATGGCTTGATCGCTACGAAAAAATCCTGGCCAGCAGAGGAATCAAGCAGAAGACACTCATAAATTACATGAGCAAAATTAAAGCAATAAGGAGGGGTCTGCCTGATGCTCCACTTGAAGACATCACCACAAAAGAAATTGCGGCAATGCTCAATGGATACATAGACGAGGGCAAGGCGGCGTCAGCCAAGTTAATCAGATCAACACTGAGCGATGCATTCCGAGAGGCAATAGCTGAAGGCCATATAACAACAAACCCTGTCGCTGCCACTCGCGCAGCAAAATCAGAGGTAAGGAGATCAAGACTTACGGCTGACGAATACCTGAAAATTTATCAAGCAGCAGAATCATCACCATGTTGGCTCAGACTTGCAATGGAACTGGCTGTTGTTACCGGGCAACGAGTTGGTGATTTATGCGAAATGAAGTGGTCTGATATCGTAGATGGATATCTTTATGTCGAGCAAAGCAAAACAGGCGTAAAAATTGCCATCCCAACAGCATTGCATGTTGATGCTCTCGGAATATCAATGAAGGAAACACTTGATAAATGCAAAGAGATTCTTGGCGGAGAAACCATAATTGCATCTACTCGTCGCGAACCGCTTTCATCCGGCACAGTATCAAGGTATTTTATGCGCGCACGAAAAGCATCAGGTCTTTCCTTCGAAGGGGATCCGCCTACCTTTCACGAGTTGCGCAGTTTGTCTGCAAGACTCTATGAGAAGCAGATAAGCGATAAGTTTGCTCAACATCTTCTCGGGCATAAGTCGGACACCATGGCATCACAGTATCGTGATGACAGAGGCAGGGAGTGGGACAAAATTGAAATCAAATAATGATTTTATTTTGACTGATAGTGACCTGTTCGTTGCAACAAATTGATAAGCAATGCTTTTTTATAATGCCAACTTAGTATAAAAAAGCAGGCTTCAACGGATTCATTTTTCTATTTCATAGCCCGGAGCAACCTGTGAACACATTTTCAGTTTCCCGTCTGGCGCTGGCATTGGCTTTTGGCGTGACGCTGACCGCCTGTAGCTCAACCCCGCCCGATCAACGTCCTTCTGATCAAACCGCGCCTGGTACCTCTTCTCGCCCGATTCTGTCGGCAAAAGAAGCGCAGAATTTCGATGCTCAACACTATTTTGCATCCCTGACACCAGGTGCTGCAGCGTGGAATCCTTCCCCGATTACCCTGCCTGCGCAACCTGACTTTGTTGTCGGCCCGGCGGGCACTCAAGGTGTAACGCATACCACGATTCAGGCGGCGGTAGATGCGGCAATTATCAAGCGTACCAACAAGCGCCAGTATATTGCCGTGATGCCTGGTGAGTATCAGGGAACGGTATATGTCCCTGCCGCTCCGGGTGGAATTACTCTGTACGGTACAGGTGAAAAACCGATTGATGTGAAGATTGGGCTTTCCCTTGATGGTGGCATGAGCCCTGCCGACTGGCGTCACGACGTCAACCCGCGCGGCAAATATATGCCAGGTAAACCAGCGTGGTATATGTACGATAGCTGCCAGAGCAAACGCAGCGACAGTATCGGTGTTCTCTGCTCTGCGGTCTTCTGGTCACAAAACAATGGCCTGCAACTGCAAAATCTGACCATCGAAAACACGCTGGGCGATAGCGTAGATGCAGGTAACCATCCGGCGGTGGCACTGCGTACTGATGGTGACCAGGTACAGATTAACAACGTTAACATTCTCGGTCGTCAGAACACCTTCTTTGTCACCAACAGCGGTGTGCAGAACCGTCTGGAAACAAATCGTCAGCCGCGTACGCTGGTGACCAACAGCTACATTGAAGGGGATGTGGATATCGTTTCTGGTCGCGGCGCAGTGGTGTTCGATAACACCGAATTCCGCGTGGTGAACTCACGTACTCAGCAAGAAGCGTATGTGTTTGCACCGGCTACGCTGTCCAACATTTACTACGGTTTCCTCGCCGTAAACAGCCGTTTCAATGCTTTCGGTGATGGTGTGGCGCAACTGGGCCGCTCGCTGGATGTTGATGCCAATACCAACGGTCAGGTGGTGATCCGTGATAGCGCCATCAACGAAGGTTTTAACACGGCTAAACCGTGGGCCGATGCGGTGATCTCTAATCGTCCGTTTGCGGGTAATACCGGCAGCGTAGATGATAACGACGAAATACAGCGCAATCTGAATGACACTAACTACAACCGCATGTGGGAATACAATAACCGCGGCGTGGGTAGTAAAGTGGTTGCAGAGGCGAAGAAGTAA